GACTTATGTACATGCTGTTCTACCAAATGAGTAGGATGTGTAGAGAGAAAGGTGCAGTTAAACATGACGATAGATTAGATTGTCTTGCTCAAGGAGTGAAGTATTATACAGATGCCCTCTCTATCAGTGCTCACGAGGCCGTGAAGGAACGAAAAGCACAAGAGTGGCAATCTATGCTACAAGACTATTTAGACAACCCTACAGCCTCTGCAGACCACTTAGTCTTAGGAATGAATAAAGACCAAAGAGATGCAGCTAATAGAATAGACAAAGGCCAAAGCTCAGTCCCTACTTGGGTTTAGTTTGAGTCGTCATGTATACAGGGGGAGAGAAGGGTGGACTCACCCCCTCAAAGGGGAATTCTTGCCTACTTCGTAGACAACCATTCCCCTTATACTTATATCCGATGAATGGATATCTTATAACACCTACACCCAACACCCAAGAGGTTCAAATGAAGTTATTCCTTGATACTGCTGAAGTAAAGGACATAGAAGACAGAGTACACACTGGTCTTATAGGAGGAGTTACTACTAATCCTACTCTTATCAGAAAGAGTGGTAGAGATCCTTGGAAAGTTTATAGTGATATAATAGAACTAGGAGTAGAAGATCTTAGTATAGAGGTAATGGGAGAGAGTTCTAAAGAATTTATCTCTAATGGTATGAATGTTAATCAAAACTACGGTAACGTAGCTACAATTAAGCTTCCTTGTACGATAGAAGGGCTTAAAGCGTGTAAACATTTATCAAATGTAGGTATTAGAGTCAATATGACCCTAGTATTTAGTGTATCCCAGGCATTATTGTGTGGATTAGCAGGTGCAACGTATGTTTCACCTTTTATCGGTAGAATGGATGATAATAGCCTTAGTGGTCTTAGTTTAATAGCAGATATTAGTAAGGTTTACAAGAAACAGTTCATTAATACTATTATATTAGCTGCTTCTGTTAGAGATGTCCAGTCAGTTGGTAAAGCTTTTGAATTAGGTGCGGATATATGTACAATACCGCCTAAAGTATTCGATAATATGGCTAATCATACGCTAACAGATAAAGGATTAGAGCAGTTTAAGCTTGATTT